TGTGCGCCTATGTTGGTTTCAATCGCCAGCGCGACCTTCTCCGCAAACTCAGGCGCACGCAACCGCTCGCAAAGCTGGGATGCATCGCCTGTCTGAGATTGGATGGCGGTGAGGGCTGCTTGGTAACCACTCAGGAAGGCATGACGCATCATCCCGTTGAAACGGCCGAACGACATGTTCTCGGCAAACTGGCCTACGGGATCATAATCGACCCAGGCTTGCTGAGCCCCCGGTGAGACAGTTTCGACCAACTTAGTGTCTGTACTACTGGACATCGTCGAATAAGCATCACCGCCCTCAAACGGCTCATGCGACCATTTGCGGATATGAATGCCATCTTCGGCGAATTGGACGTAGATGGTTTTCATGCCGCAAAAGCCTCCACAGCTTCTCTCAATTCGTCGTCGTTGACGGGGAGCCACCAGCGCCGAACAGCGGTCACGGCGGCTTCGTAGAATGGTTCAAATTCGTCCTGGGCCATCGCATCGAACGCGATTGAATCCGGGTAGAATATCTCGCGCGACGTTCCATCGATCTTAACCCATCGCCCACGACCGAGCGCGGCCTTCAATGCGATCAAGGCATCGTCCACGTTCGCGAAGTGGTCCGTGTTGTCCACGACCAGCCCAAGCAGGGCGAACAGCTTTCGATGATGCGCTGGATTGCGCGGGCGCCGGCCTTTCAGCTCGATTGTTTGACCGAGCTTCGTCTTTGCGTGGAACTCACGCGCGGCCGTGGATTTGGGGATGAACCCGGCAGCCGTCTTTTGGTAATGTTGAGGTGCCGCTCGCATCACAAATGCCCCCAAACGCGGCGGGCCTTAACATTGGCGACATGCCCCTTCGTGATTCCGAATGCCCTAGCTAAGCGCGAGTAAGGCAAATCGCTTGCCCTGATGGCCAGCACGGCGTCCGCCGTTAGCTTGGATTTACCGTTTGTCGCGCCACGGGCGGGGTTGCGACGGCCACGCCTGTCCATGTCAGCCACATTTTCAGCCTGCGTACCTAAAAGGAGATGGGCCGGTCTGACGCAGCGCCTATTGTCGCACGAGTGCCTGATAACCAAACCGCTCGGGATTGGGCCGAAGTGTAGAGCAAACATGAGTCTGTGAGCCCGCGTACCTCTGCCAGACTGCCAGTGGACGCCGTAGCCCTTGGGATCTAGAGACCCGGTCCAAGGCCAGCACTCCCCATCCCCAGACGCGGCAACAAAGCCCAAGAAGTCCTGAATTGTGTTGGCGCGGCTCACGGCATGTCTCGCAACTTTGGAGAATGCGGGCTCTGCTTGGCGAACTCCTCGGCAATCGTTTTGAGGCTAATTCCCCAGCGCCGCTCGAAGGACGTCTCGCCTATGTGATGCTGTAATCCGTGGCAGTCCTTGCAGAGCGATATACACCAACGATCGCTTGGCTTGACGCCCATCCCGCCGCCCGTCCCATTGCGGACATGAGCGCATTCTATCGCCGTTGCAGATCCACAAGCCGAACAGGCATGACGACGCACCCAGGCACGATGACCCGGTGAACGCTTGCCAGCATCCTGCTTATGGCTGTTGCGATCTATTTTGGCGGGAAGAGCCATTACCCGGCCAATCTATCTTGAGCGCGCCAGTAGGCATGGATCAGCGCGTGACATCCGGTGCAAACCCAGATCACGTCCAAGGGCAACGAGTAGTCCTCGTGATGCCCGTGCACGTCATCCGAAACTGCGCAGATTTGGCACTCTGGCGGCTTGATAATCTTGCCATCACGAATTGCGTTGCTGAGGGCTGTCCTCGCCGCCTTCTTTTGCGGATCAAGCTCCGGTCGCGGTCGCGGGTTCTTTTGGTTGTAAGCAACCCGTGCGGCGACGCGTTTCGGGTCTTTCGCGCGCTGACGGTCGTAGGCTTTGTAGTATTCGATCCGCGCGGTGCGCGACGTGCGCATATCGGCCTTCACGCAATCGATGCACTTGTTTAGGTGCCCATCGCGCATCATCGAATGCCTGTAATAGGCATCCAGGGGCTTGATCGCCGAACACTTGATGCAAGGTTTAGAAAGGGACATCTGAGTCTAGCTCGTCATCGCCATAGACCGGGCGCTGGTCACGGTTGCTATCGCCGGCTGTTGTGGATTCCTCACGCTTGCCGCCGCAGAACGGATCGACCTCGTGCGCGCGAACCTCGTATTGCGACTTACCCTCGTAAGATCCGATCACCAGCTCGCCACAGACGGCAACCTTGGCGCCCTTCGTGACATACTGCGCCAGCGACGATCCACGCGAACCCCAGACAGCGACGCGATACCATTCCGTTGGAGCATCGCGGCTAAAGCCCTGCTTGACCGCAACGGTGAAGTTGCAAACATCCGTGCCGTTGACTGTGCGGACTTCCGCGTCACGGCCGACATTGCCTGTGAAGAATATAGTGTTCATTGGTTCCTATCCTGCGTTGATCGTCGCGACTTGGTTCAAGCCGACTTCAAATTTTGCGAGAGCCTTTTCGAACTCGCGTCCCTGCCCATCATTCAGGGCGGTGATCTCCTCCTCGTAGGCTCCGAGCCATGACGAGAGCGCCTTCTTCGTTTGGTTCTGGCGCATCCGGTCGAGTAGTTCGAGGAACACCCTTCGCTCCTCGGTGAGCCTGGTAATGCCCTTGCTGTCCTGAGCGGGGTCGCCGGCTATCCACTTGGGCAGATAGCGTTCACCCTGCTTCAGATCCTCGGCATATTCTTCGATGATCGCATCGAGTTCCTTGGTTGACCCGGCAAGGCCGACTTTAAGGCCGTAGGAGCGCAATGCGGCGGCGAGGGCCGTCTTGCTGCTATGCTTGCCTTCGAGCTTCTGGCGGGGCTGCGGTTCGTCCTGAGGGGTGTCATTTGCCGCCGTCGCGAACTCAGCCTTGATTTGCTCGACATACTTGCTGTCATCGAACAGACCCAGGAACACGTCGGCATTGAAGCCTAGGTGCGAAAGGCCCTTTGTGATCGCGTCCGTCATCGCCTTCTTGGGCGCGTCGTGATCGATCTTGCCGTTGCTGCTATGCAGTTCCGCAGCGCCGGGGATCGGGCCGAACCTGTTTTCCCGGCTGCCATGCCAAAGCGTTACACAGACGGTTAACAGGCCATCGAACAGCATCGGCGGTGAGGACTCATATCCCCAGCCAATACCTATCGGGCCAAACTGACGGGTTGCCTCCATGATCTGCGAATGCGCAGCTATGGCGGTGAAGCCGCCGCGCTGGTTCACCTTCTTGGTGTTCGCGGGATTGGTCTTGGAAACCGTGTTCCAAAGCGCTAGATTATCGCTCATTTCTCGGCCTCCTGCTCATCGAGCCATTCCAGATAGTAAGGATCAACCCAGCCCAGCCCATTGGGGAGTTTGCGGCATTGGCAATCCTCCCAGGTGTTATGACCGCAGCCACGACGGAATGCGGAAAGGTCGATGACCGGGGCCGATTGCGGGAAGCAATGATTGCGCTGGTTCATCCGACCAACCTCCCGATTGCCCAAAAGGTGACTGTCCAGATCACGATGATCAGGAACATCGCGATATTGTCCGGATCACGGAGGATGCGGCCGATCATTTCAGCACCGTAAGAGCGCGGATCAGCTTGTCAGGATCGACGCCCCAATCATCCAGTAGGCAAGCGAGATCGGAGTAGGCGCTTTCCAGAATATCACTGGCGCGCTTGAAACCTTCGGTCTCGACTTTGGTCGGCGCAAGATCGGCAATCGCCTGAACGCCATCGTCGCACCAAATGACGTAGGAAACAGCGTCACGGAATTTCTGCCAGTCCTCGCGATCATCGCGGGCGTCGGCTTGCGCTTCAATCTCTGCGCGTCGAACTTGTGAGAGCTGGTTCACGGTCAGGCTCCTTGTTGGTGGAGCCTTTCTATTACGGATATCGTAACGATGTCAATACGGGAATCGTAATTATTTTTTTCCGGCCGCGCTTTCTGCCGTGTCGTATGCACGGTCGCAGCCCGTGCGGATAGCTGACGCGAGTATGGACTCTGGGGGCATGTAGTCGTCTTCCTTGCCGAAGACGGACTCGTTGAACATCCGGAGGACTTTCCCGTCCTTGTCGTACTCAACGACCTTTAAGGTGCGGATGCCTGTCGTATCGCAATTCACCCTGTAGTAAGTCTGCGTCTCTCTGGCAGTTATCGTCTTACTTTTCGAGTGATCCGCCTTAATCCAAAACTGACGTGCTCGGCGGGGCCCAATTACACTGTCCGCATCTAAGCGCCAGATCGTGCCATCTTCGAGAGATGTTACATATATCAGTCCGGTCGGACGTGACGGCTTTATCGGTGGGGGCGGGCCGCCGACATATGTTGGTGTTATGACGACAGGGGGCTCTATCTTCTTTATCGTATAGTGGTTGTAGGCCCATATTCCCGCGAAGATGCTGAACGCACCGCCCAGGATGCAGCCAATGTTATCCTCAGTTTCGGCCACGCTCGAAGTCCTGAACGGCCCGGATTACCTTTGCTATTACAATCACCTCAGTGTCGCAGAACATTCCCTCGTCTGGTTTCCCGATCCGCCAGGGCTCCTTGTAGCGCTCGTCATCAGACTCGCTATGCAACCAGTAGACTCCGTCATCGTCGATCTCGACGCGCTTACACGTTAGCTCCCGAAGGTCATGCGCCTCGCGCTCGGCTATAACATAATCGCCAGAGCGCATTGAGCCCGACCCAAAGGGTATGCGGCGGCAGATGAGCTGCGTGCCCGGTAGGAAACTCCGGTTCATGCTTGTGCCCTCAGGAGTGACGGCAAAAAGATCGTCTATCGGAGGATCACCTGCTACTCGATCATAACTGACGAACTCTTGGTCTTCAGGGTCCTCGCTACTGAGGCTTTGTTCAAGCCAGACGCCCTGGGCGACTTTCCCCAAGTTCGGGATGCTCGCACTCTGCTCAATATCTCGGATGGACGGGGATTGCTCCCTTACTAATCCAAGCATTCGCGCGAGTGTCGGCATTTCATCCTGCTGCACTCGCCGTTCCCGCTTTTTCATTTCAGTAACGCGGGCCGGGGCGATGGCTAGTTTGCGCGCCACATCGACCCCTTTGATTCGCCCCTCATCAATCTGGCGGATCAATTCTTCGCGAATTTCATCATGGGTCAGCACCGGCTCACATTGCGGGAATCGTAACCAGCGGTCGATAACGAAGTCCGTAATTAACGCTTGCATCTAAGTTACGGTTATCGTAACGTCGCGGACGACATGACAGCAACCGCCATAATCGACGCCCTTGGGGGCACTAGCTCGGTGGCCTCCGCGCTCGGATTGTCGCCTTCGACCGTGTCCAGTTGGAAGGCCGCCGGCTCCATCCCGAAGTGGCGCATGGACGGAGTCTCGGCGCTGGCCCGAAAAAAGGGCGTCGCCATCCGCCTCAACAACGACCGTGGCAGCGAGGCAGCGTGAGCGCGCTTGGCTGGGCCGTTACAGGTCTCCTTTTTTACATCGCCTTTGTGGTTTTCGTACTGCGCTGGTTCGCAGTCTGCGCGGGGCGCGACTAAGCGGCCATGGTCCGGGGGGACCTTCTTTTCGCCGCATGTGTGGGCTTCGCGCTCGGCATCATCGCTGCGAGCTCTGAACGCATTGAACAGGATGATGGGGACGAGCTCTCCAGTCCTGACCCATATCTCACTGGTTTGACCAACAGCGGTTGTGCCCCTTCCGTTGCTGGTCAGGGAGAAGTCCCCGCCGTCTCCCACCTTACCCTCGTCCCGCTGAACGATCCCGCATGGGAATACGCCAAGTGGTCTGACGACAATGTCATTTCGATAGTCCGTAAACATGATGGGGACGAATGATGCACCGCAGCAGCAAAGTATCGCCCAAAAAACCCTTGTCGAAGGAAGATGTATCTTCCGCGCTATCCGATGCGTGGTTCCGCATTTCCCGCGATGTAGGGAAGGGGACGCTTACCGATCACACGGGAAGCAAGACCACAAAGACCATTGACCGCGCGATTGCCGGCGGCGGGCTTCCGGAGCTTCACACAGCCCTTAATTCGCTGCTGGCGTGCCCGACTGCCCTAGACGAGGTTTTCAGCCTCTACGGTGGCCGTTTCGTGCTTCTCGATTGCCAAGCGGCGAACGACTACGCGACCATTTCAGGTCTAAACCATGGGCTGGCGCAATGGACCCATGCCCTAGCCGATCTGAAGCGCGATCACAGGGAAACGGTAGAGCTTGCCGACCTATTCCGCCCGCTCGTCGCTCAACTCTCGTCGCTCATTGAAGAGGCAGACGGGATCAAGCGGGGGAAGGCGGCATGAACAAGCACGCGATCACCGCCCAGGAGCGCGAGCAGATACTTCACCGCCTCCACACGACAACCGAGAACTTCGCCAAGATCGGGGAGGCTTTCAACCGGTCGCCGTGGACCATTAAGCGAATTGCGCAGGTCGTCGGTGTTTCGGCGCAGGGCAGGGACTCCTATTCGTCCTGCACGTCATGCGGTGCTGGCATCTCGTGGCATAACAAATCCGGTCGTTGCCAGCCTTGTGGGATGAAGCATCTCAATAGCGATCCGAAAGAGCGTGCAAAGCGTTCCGAACGGCTGAAGCGTGCGTACCAGGACCCGGAGAAACTTCGACGAGCGCGGCTGCGGATAAAGGAAAACTTTCGCGTCGCAATGGAGAACCCAGAGAAGCGCGAGCGGTTCTGTTCGCGCGCTCGCGAACGTTTCATGCGAAACGTCTGGTCCCCAGAGGCTCGGGCCAAGTGGTACGCAGCGCAGCCGCACACCCTAGAGAAGGCTTTCCGGACGCGCTTTGCATGGTGTCCGCCTGAATACCTCGAACAATATCGGTTCCTTCGACAGACCAAGCACCTGTCCTATCCGCAAGCCAAGCAGATCATCCTTGATGAAATCCGTGTCGCTAAAGAGCGGGCTGTCAATCGTCTCTCCCCATTCGAAAGACAGGAGATAGCTCTACAGAAGGGGGCTGGTCTTACTGAGGGTTACAGCCGCGTCACGCTAGGTGGAGTGCGCCGGGCATGACCGAAACAGCAACCCAAAGAAGCCTAAGACACCTCATCCATTTCCTAGTGGATTCAAGCAAAGAGAGCGTGATCAATCTCGGTCGCTACGTAAAGACCTATCCAGAGTCCGAAGGCATTACCGAGGAATGGCTACGAGAGACAATCGCAGCCCGTCAACTGCACAACCAGACAAAGATACCGCCCAATAACGACACAGTGTTTGTCGAGGGGGTGGCGAAGTGATCGAGCGCGCCCAAGCTCTTGTGGGCGGCCTCGCCAAAGCCCGAGCCATCGTTCTTGCGAACCGGGACGCATTTATAGACCCTGCCTATGCCGGTGGGGTCATGGGGGCGTTCGGGGAGATTTTCGCCTGCAACACCATTCTGCGAGAAATTGATGAAGCCATTGATTCTGCCGGCGGTGTGGAATGACCAACCAATCCGCCAGCGCCATCAAGACTATCGCGGCCCTTCTAACGTTGCTTGCGGTGGCGATACTGCATTCGCAGGGCGTCATCGGTACTAATTCGGCAGTTTTCGTAGGCCTGGCGGCGGTGGTGGTCCTATGATCACCCTCCCATGGCCTCCCCGCGAATTATCGCCCAACGCCCGCGTCCATTTCCGCACTAAGGCAGCAGCAACCAAAGCCTATCGTGAACAAGCCTATTGGCTCGCCAAGGCTTCGTTGCTTGCCATGCCAGAGGGCCGGATAAATCTGCGCTTCGACTTCCATCCGCCTGACAAGCGCCGCCGCGATCTCGACAACATGCTCGCCAGCATCAAGGCGGGTGTAGACGGCATCGCTGACGCCCATGAGGTAAACGACCACAGGTTCGCATTCTGGCTGTCCCGCGAAGATCCAGTGCCAAACGGCAAGATCGTGGTGAGCATCATCCAATGAGCGCCCGCCCAAACCTATATCACTCAGAGAACGAATACTGGACCAAGAACCCAGGCTACAACCCGTTCCGCCGCAATCCAGAGGCTGAATGCCGCTTTCTGTACGTGTGCGGCCAAGAGTCCAAGGGACCCGACAAGGCCCGCAATCGCATCTGGCAGATCAGGGGCTGGGACTTCGATATTCACTCATATCATCCAATGGGCAAAGCATGAGCGGGCAGGGGGGGCAGTCAGCTGCAGAGCTTGTGGCGCAGCTCGCGGAGGCTGGAACGCCGCCACAGTTGCTCGCCGCTGTCGCGAAAGAGCTATTCAACGCAGAGACTGAGCGTGCGGCGCTTGCCGACCGACGCAAGAACGAACGCGAGCGTAAGGCTAGGTCACGTGAAGTCACGGGACAGGACGTGACAGAGTGTGACACCCCTTCCCTTGAGGTTTCCCCTGCACCCCTTCCTAATCCTATCCATGATAATGCCCCCCTTATACCCCCCAAAAAGAGGGTCAAAAAAGCAGCGTTCGTGTTCCATGCCCCCGAGTGGATGCCCCCGGAACCCTGGCTAGCCTTCGTGGCGATGCGGGAACGGAAAGATAGGCAGTGGCCGTGGGGGTTGGACGCTGCAAACCGGGTTGTGTCGCGGCTCGAAACGCTCCGAGGTCAGGGCCATTGCCCAACCAAGCTGCTCGACAAGGCCGTGATGAACGGTTGGCGTGCACCGTACCCAGGAGAGGACACGATTGCGACTGCTGCAACCCCTGCCAAGCCCTTCGACCAAGCCACCTACGAGGCTCGCCTAGCGAAGATCGGCCGCACCGAAAGCACAGGCCCGCCGCGCCCGATTGGAAAGCTGGCGAGCGGAATTATGAGAGGTATGGGCAATGGCTAAACGAGACAAACGAAAGAAGCTCAAAACCGGCGAGCAACTACAGGCCGAGGCCGATCAGCGCCGCCGCAACGCCCTGATCGCTGCCGGCGTCCCGTCTCATCAGGTGGAGGGTGCCAAGGTGCTCAACTTCGATATGAACGTGAAGAACATCCGCCGCCGCAATCAATCCCTGGTGGACAAATGGATGGAAGAGGGTGGCCCTGGGTTCGATCAGCCCCAGAAACGAGCGATCGAGCATTGCCGCGAGCTTTGGCACGCGACCGGATCATGCGGAAAGCTGGTAGCCAATCTTGACTGGATCGGCGGGGGAGGGGGTGGCCCTGAACATGGATGGGAACAGGCCGAGGCCCTTACCCAGCTCGCACACTACCGTCATGAGTTCCTGTCCTACTGGAACGTGTTCGAGGATCTGGTGCGCTGGGATACGCCCGCGACGGTTGCCGGCGAGCATCTGGCCACAGACAATGGACGACGGATCGAGAAGTGCAAGCAGGTGGTCGGCATGATCGCTAGTGTGATTGCGAACGCAAGGAGGTTTTGATTTCTCTGGTTGACTTCGTTTGAAATGTGTGCTACGCAACTGATCATTCTCCATAGTTGCGTCTAGAGATTTCCGGGTACAAACCGGGCCAACGGGTTCCTAGGCCGATTGAGCGGCGGGCGCATTGTGAACCTGCCTGAGTGGCAGAGATTCAATTCCCGCGATTATTTCCAGTTTCCGCGCCCTCGGGCCGGAACCGCCCGACCCCTGCAAAGCGATGCACTCACAGAGATGCGCTATTCACGGCGAGTCGGGCGGATACATTCGAAAGGCCAGCGATGTTCCTTGGTATCGCCATCGGAATTGTGATCGGCGCGGCAGTGATGCTGTACGTGCTAGCCACTGCCAAGCCCACTCTGCCCTGGTAGCAGTGTAATGAACGGCCATCATGTCCCCGTATGATGTGGACTGTCTCCTAAGAGCAGGAGCAGTTGTTTGCGCAACGGTGATAGTGAGTAACATCGATCAGCAGAAGAAGGTCACATCCGACAAGGATGGCATGGCCCTGATCGAGGACATCGCAGAAAACTTCTATCGTTACATGAAGAACGATCACGAGGCTGTGTTTCCGCGGCCCGACAAGCTCACCAAGAAATCCTGACCGACCAAGCTTCGAGCAGTCGGAAGAGAGGGTTGCATGACCAATAAAATAGGCTCGGATAATCCAGGCTCTCGCGGCAAGGGCAGACCTAAGGGTTCACCTAACAAGACAACCGCTGCGATCAAGGAAATGGTCGTCACCGCGCTTAACGAGGCTGGCGGCATCGCGTACCTTGTTCAGCAGGCCAAGGAAAACCCCGGCCACTTCATGACGCTGGTGGGCAAGGTCCTGCCGCTTCAGGTGGATGCGGAGCATAGCGGCGAGGTTATCGCCCGCGTTGTGTTCAAGGGCTTGAATGATTGATCTTGCCTCGCCTTACGAGGTTAGAGAGCAGTTTCGACCACTTCACGCACGCAAGACCCGCTGGTTCATTGGCGTTGCCCATCGGCGAGCCGGCAAGACCGTTGCGGATATTAACGAGCTGGTGATCGGCGCGACCAAGTGTTCGCTTCCCAACCCGCGTTTCGCCTACATCGCACCTCAGTTGAACCAGGCCAAGGACATAGCCTGGACCTATCTGAAGGAATACACGGCCTTCATCCCCGGTAGGCGGGTCAATGAGGGCGAGCTTTGGGTCGAACTTCCCGGCGGCGCTCGCATCAGGATCTATGGAGCTGACAACCCGGACCGCCTGAGGGGTATCTACCTCGACGGGGCTGTGCTCGACGAGTTCGGGGACATGGACCCAACGACATGGACGCAGGTTGTCCGTCCCGCGCTCTCCGATCGTAAGGGATGGGCCGCCTTCATCGGCACGCCGAAGGGTAAGAACACATTCCACAGGCTCTGGGTCGAGGCCGAGAATGATCCGGACTGGACACGCCTCATGCTCAAGGCGTCCGAGACCGGGCTGCTTGACCCCGTCGAGCTTGCAGATGCCCGCAAGATGATGAGCGAGGACGAGTACGCTCAAGAGTATGAATGCTCGTTCGAAGCGGCCGTAAAGGGCGCATACTACGGCAAGGAAATGAACGAGGCGGAAATAGCCGATCCGCCACGCATCACCTCAGTCCCGTACGATCCACGGCTTCAGGTCCACACCGCATGGGATCTGGGCATGGCCGATTCCACGGTAATTTGGTTCTTCCAGACAGTCGGGCGTGAAATGCGCGTGATCGACGTGCTCAAGGGTGAGGGTGTTGGCCTCGACTGGTACGCAAAGCAGCTACAGCAGCGCGGCTACGTCTGGGGCAATCATCACCTTCCCCATGACGTCGAGGTAAGGGAATTAGGCACCGGAAAGAGCCGCAAGGAGGTTCTTGAGGGTCTTGGGCTCAGGGTAACGGTCTGTCCGAACCTTCCCATTGCAGACGGCATTCAGGCTGTCCGCATGCTGATCCCGACATGCTGGTTCGACAAGGACAAGTGCAAGGACGGGATCGAAGCCCTTCGCATGTATCGCCGCGATTACGACGAGAAGCGGCAAGAGTTCAGGCAGCACCCGCTGCACGACTGGACAAGCCACTACGCGGACGCATTCCGATATTTCGCTGTTGGTTATCGTGAAGCGTCAACGCCGCGCAAAGCCAAACCCAAAACACACGCTGGATCAGGAGCCTGGATGGGATGAAGGGTAAGAAAACCCAATCCGGCGTTGTCGAGACAGACGACATCCTGGAAGCCGCGCTCAAAGCCTATGCGACGGCTCGCGACTATTGGCGTGAAAACCAGCAGGCCGCGAAAGAGGATCTGCAATTCGCCCGCCTCGGCATCCAATGGGATGAGGCCATCCGCAAGCAGCGCGAGCTTGAACAACGCCCCTGCCTCACGTTCAACAAGATGCCCGCCTTCATCCGGCAGGTCGTGAATGACGCAAGGCAGAACAAGCCGGCGATCAAGGTTCATCCGCAGGACAGCGGCGCAGACCCAAGAACTGCCGAGATCATCAACGGGCTTATTCGCAACATCGAAACCACGTCCGACGCCGATGTGGCCTATGATACGGCTATCGAGCATGCGGTAGGGCAGGGGTTCGGGTATTGGCGGATCAACACCGCCTACACCGATGACGACGTGTTCGATCAGGACATCGTCATTGAGCGGGTAGCCAATCCATTCACGGTTTACGGCGATCCTCGATCGAGCCTTGCCGATAGCAGCGATTGGAACGTGGCGTTCATCGTCTCAACCATGACGCGCGACGAGTTCGAGGCCGAATATCCCGATGCCGAAAGGGTCAATTGGGAGCATGATTTCAGGAACTGCGCCGACTGGCTGGACGGTGATGACGTAACCGTTGCTGAGTATTGGACGCGCGAGAAGGTCAAGGGAACGATTGTCGCGCTGTCGGACGGCACGATCCTGAAGGCCGAGGAATATGCGGAGCGCAAGGACGAAGCCGATGCCGCCGGCATTCAAGTAATCGGATCGAAGGAGACCGAAACCTACAAGGTGACGCAGCGGATCATGTCCGGCGCGGAGATCCTGAAAGAGGTGGAGTGGGCTGGTAAATATATCCCCATCGTCCCGGTCTACGGTGATGAGGTTATCGATGAAGACGGCAGGCGGCACTTCCGATCGCTGATCCGCGACGCCAAGTCCGCACAGCAGATGCTCAACTACTGGCGCACTACGACCACGGAAATGGTCGCGCTGGCTCCGAAAGCCCCATTTATCGGGCACGAGAAGGCGTTCGAGCTGGACCCGAACTGGAGCACCGCGAACAGCGCCGCGCATCCGTATCTGATGGTTCCCGATGGAGCCGAGATACCGCAGCGGCAGCCATTCGCAGGTGTGCCCGCCGGGGCTTTGCAAGAGGCCCTGAACGCCGCCGACGACATGAAGGCTATCATAGGGATTTACGATGCCAGCCTGGGAGCCAGATCAAACGAAACCTCTGGACGAGCTATTATGGCCCGCCAACGAGAGGGAGACGTCTCGACCTTTCACTTCATCGATAATCTCTCCCGTGCAATTCGTCACGGGGGAAGAATTTTACTGGACCTTATCCCGAAGGTCTACACCACCGAAAGAATGATCCGCGTCCTTGGCGAGGATATGCAGCCGCAGAATGAGCAGATTGCGCCAACCGGGCAGCCTGTCCAGGAAGTGCCGCAGCCAGACGGCTCGATCATGGCCATCTACGACATCACCGCAGGCAAATATGATCTCACCGTCTCTGCCGGCCCATCGTTCACCTCACGGCGCGAGGAACTGACCGAAACCCTAACCAGCATCATGCAAGCCGTACCCGATTCCGCACCATTCCTTGCAGGACGCCTTGCCAAGCTGATGGATCTTCCCGACGCCGACGAGCTGTCGAAAGAACTGGATTTCCTCAATCCTGCCAAGCAGGCCGCACAGCAGCAGCCGCAGATACCGCCTGAAATGCAGCAAGCCGTGGAGCAGATGCAGCAGACCATCCAACAGGGCGGGCAACAAATGCAGCAGCTTCAACAGGAGAATCAGCAGCTCAAGGTGCAGATGGCCGCGAAGATGGGCGATCATCAGTTGAAGGCGCGCGAGCTTGAGCAGCGGGATCAGGAGATTGAGCTTGATCGCTTTCGCGCAGAGACAGAGCGCATGCAGGCGGCGGCTACTTTGATGAAGCCCACCGAGGCTCCGAGGCCCGCTGCTCAATAGAATTGCCGCCAAGTCATGGTGACAGCGGCATTACCAGCCCCTCGCGAGACGGGCGCATCCCACGAAGGAAATATGGACGAAGAAACGACCAATCCGGCCGAAACCGAAACGGTGGACGCGGAAGTCGAGACAGAAGTTCAAGAAACTGAACCTCAGTTCGACGATGACGGCAATCCCATTGAGGATCAAGCCGAGGACGAAGAGGAAATAGACCTAGACGACGAATCGAAGCTCAGGCTCCCCAAGAGTTTGGCTGAGAAGGTGCGCAAGGGTCTGATGTTGAACGCGGATTATACGCGCAAGACACAGGAACTGGCAGAGCAGCGCAAAGCTTTCGAGACAGAGCGCCAAGCTATCACCCAGGCCGACGAGCACGAAATCAGCGCCCGTGGGAACATTGCCATGCTCGATCAGCAGATCGCGCAATATGCCAAGGTCGACTGGAGGACATGGAACGACAACGATCCCTTCGAGGCTCAGAAGGCGTTCCAGCAGTACCAGCTTCTCAAGGACGCGAAGACCGAAACCACCAATTATCTGTCGGCACTACGGACCGAGCGCACATCCAAGGAGCAGCAGGAAACTGCCAAGCGACTGGAAGAAGGCCGCTCCACCATCGTGTCGCACATACCGGAGTGGTCGCCCACCTATTCCGCCAAGCTGTTCAGCGATGCACAGAAGATTTTCGGCCTCACCTCCAGCGACCTGGAGGGGATCGACGATCCTCGCGTGATTATCGTTCTGGACGCAGCGGTACGCGGCAAGGCGAGCCAGACCGGGCAGAAGAAAGCCCAGACCATCCAGCAAGCAGCGAAGGTTGTACCGGCGGCAAAGGCGGCAAGCGGGGGAAGCTCCGCACCGGCAAGCGAGCCGAGAAGCACCGATGCGTGGATGAAATGGCGCGAAAAGCAGGTCCAGAAACGGGCCTAACCTCAACCCCACGTCGCGAGACGTCATTTTCACGAAAGTGATTTTTCATCATGGCAAATAGCATTCTCACCCCAACGGCGGTGACGCGCGAAGCATTGCGCATTCTCCACCAGAAGCTGACCTTCGTCAGCTCGATCAACCGGCAGTACGACGACTCTTTCGCCAAGGAAGGCGCAAAGATCGGCGATACGCTCAAGATCCGCCTGCCGAACCAGTACACGGTCACGACCGGCGCCGCTTTGGCGCTTCAGGACACGACCGAGTCCTCGGTTTCGCTCCAGGTCGCCACGCAGAAGCATGTCGGCATGCAGTTCACCAGTGCCGAACTGACGCTGTCGATGGACGACTTCTCGAAGCGCATCATCGAGCCTGCGATGGCCGTTCTCGCCGCCTCGGTGGAAGCCGATGCGCTCCAGACGATGCGTAAGACTGTCTGGCAGCAGGCCAACAACACCGCATCGGCGATCACTTTTGCCAACGTGCTTGGTGGCCGTCGCAAGCTGAACGACTCCCTGGCGCCCCCGAGCGATCGCACCGCCCTGCTGTCGTCCAACGACAGTGCTGGCCTTGTCGATACGTTGAAGGGTCTGTTCCAGGATAGCGGACAGCTTTCCAAGCAGTACAAAGAAGGCCACATGGGTTATGCGGCCGGCTTCGACTTCTCGGAATCGACGCACATCCCCAACCAGACGCGCGGCGATGCAGCCAGCTATGTGGTCAACACCTCGACCGGCATCACGTCGGGCACGGCGACGATCACCACGACTGGCGGCACTGGCACGATCAACGTCGGCGAAGTGTTCACTGTCGCGGGCGTCAATGCCGTCCACCCGGAGACGAAAGTCGATACCGGTGTGTTGCAGCAGTTCGTTGTAACCACCACGGCGACGGGAACTGGCGCATGGGCCGTGTCTCCGACCCCGGTGACTTCGGGCGCAACGCAGAACATCGTCATCAACTCGGCCGGCGCGTCGAAGGCGGTGGTCATCGCGGGTACTGCATCCACCGACTACGGTCAGTCGATGGTGTACCACAAGGATGCGTTCACCTTCGCAACCGCCGATCTGGTGATGCCCAAGGGCGTCGATTGGGGCGCTCGGGAGGTCTACGACGGCATCTCCTTACGTATCGTTCGTGATTACGACATCAACAACGATCGCCTGCCGTGCCGCGTGGACATCCTCTACGGTTACAAGACGCTTCGCGGGCAGCTTGCTTGCCGTCTTGCCAACCTCGCCGGCTAACCCTGACAAGAAGGAATACATACAATGGCATATACGACAGGCCCGGTTATTCCGGAGGGGGTGGTCTTCGGCCAATCCTCGACCGACAAGATCGGCTTTTACGGTCTTGCAACTCCCATTGTGCGCCGCAGTTCGGCCGCGATGGTCACTCTGGCGACCACGTTCATCACGGACGCCAGTTCAAACATCGCCTTTGCGACCATCACTGGCGCGAATGCGGTCATCAGCCAGATCACGGAAATCCGTGACACACTGGCGGCACTCGGACTGCACGCCGGTTCGTAAGTGTTCAGGCTGAACGCCGAAGGTATCGGCAGCGCGAGCTGGGATCAACTCCGGGCAAACGCTGCCGATGCTGAACGCAGAGGCTTACCGTTCATCGAACGGAACAAGCCACATGAGAGGCCGCTTGCCGTAGTAGGCGGCGGTCCCTCTACCGCTTCCCGGCTCGATGAGCTGCGCGGATATTCCGACATCTGGGCAATCAATGGGACATGCCAATGGCTGAAGGGTCATGGCATAGATTCCATACTTTTCTCGGTAGATCCCGGCGATGACATGCCGCCACTGTGCGAGGGTGTTGAGCGGGCAATTCTGGCCTCCAACTGTCACCCCTCAGCATTCGATGCGCTGGAAGGGTCAGACGTCCGGATCTTCCACACCTTCATGAATGAGCCGGTTACGCAGAACGTCCTGGCACTTCGTGAGAAGTTCGCGATCATGCCGGGGTCAACCTCGGCCTGCTCCGCCCCACTGGCGGCTCTGAGAATGGGCTACAAACAGATAGTCTATTACGGCTGCGAAGGCTCGTTTGCCGAAACAACGCACACTTTCAAGGATGAGGCGCACGAAAGCCAGTTGATCGTTCGTGCGGGCGGGAAAGACCACCGCACGAACCTGCAATTCTACCTGCAAAGCCAATACCTGGCGAAGCTCTGCAACCTGTTCCCCAGGTTCCTCCATGAACGCTCTGGGGGGCTTCTGAGAGCCATGATTCACCATCCCGATACCTGGGAGGTGGTGGCGCTATCCGGCCATTTGGCGAAGCACCTTGGCTGCTCCGATGACGAGCTAATCGCCTATAAGGAATTTGCCTGATGGCGACGCTTCTCGAACTGAAAACCCGCATCCAGCTCGAAACAAAGAAGGATGATATTGCATCCGGCGGTGAATCCGAGACGGCTCTGACCACTGCCATTACGCAGGCCATCGCTTTCTACTCGGATCGGCAGTTCTGGTTCAACCGGGGGAGTGGATACCGAACCACCACGCCCGCATCTGCAACGATCGATATGCCTTCCGGAGTCCGTTATCCTGACACGGTCGTCTATTCGGGTGAGGCGCTGCTCGACACCAGTCTGGAAGCCATCGAATATCGCACCGAGACAGGAATTCCCTCCCGCTGGGCCGAGAATGAGGGCTCGATCCAGCTCTGGCCGATCCCCGATGCCGCATACACCATCTATGTCTACGGTCTCGCCTCGACAGGCATCCCGGCGACTGATGGCGATTCCAATATCTGGACGACTGAAGCCTACGACCTGATCGCGGCGCGCACCCGATACCTCCTGTTCCGCGACCTGTGGCGCGACACGGAGGGCTGGCAGGCCGAGACAATGACGATGGCCGAGGAACTATCCCGCCTGATGCGCGAAACCCGCCGCAGGGGCCAGCAGACGCTTCGTTCGACCGGGACCGAGCCATGGGGCGCACGGACCGTATTCGACATCAACCGAGGGGATTTTTAGAAATGTACCCGAGCCTGGAATATATCCCGTGTTACGAGACGGTGGCGGCATCTCAGACCGATCAGGTCATCGGCACCACTGCCGCCGGTGCAGCTAAGGACTATCTCAGTCATATCATTATCCAGCCTGGAACAACCGGAGCGGGCACTGTCACCGTCAAGGACGGATCGACAACCATCTTCACGTTCACCACCGGCACACTGGCGGATCTGCGCCCGATCATCATTCCGATCGGGCTGAAGGCGGCGACAGGGTGGAAGATCACCACGGGCGCCAACGTAACGGTTACGGCTTTCGGCCACTGGCAGTAAGATGCAGTTTCGAGACATCCTCCTTGCGTCCGCTACGCAGGGCGGTGGCGGCGTCGCCGCTGCCGGCATTTCGTCATGGCAGATCATCGGCGAATATGGCGAGATCGGCTTCAACAGCCAGGTTGTTTCGTCCGGTGCCGAGCGGCAGTTCACGCGCATACCGATCATCACCGCAATCAACATCACCGCCATCCAGGTTCTTAACGGCGCATTTTACGTTGACGGTTCGGGCGTCGAACAGGCGATATCCAACGATCAGCAAGTCGGGCACGGGTACATCGTCGATGGCGCGTGCATCGGCTCCGATGCCGCCCGCACGACCGTCACGGCGGGACAGGGTGGGGTTCTGAGCAGCCTTCTCACTGCCAACATCGCCGCCGGCAAGCTGATCTGGCTGAACCGCGAAGTCGATGCTCCGAGCGGCGGCGGGCAAGGCTATCAGACGATCCCCTACACAGCCGGCGCTCAATATGGCGGCTATGGACGCAAGACGATGGGTCTCGGTTCGACCGATCTCACGACAGTCAGCCCGGCGAGCCTGATTCTCACAACCTACCGGCAGCATCCGCGCGCTGTGCTCGGTTATGGCGTCCACGGCTACACGTTCGCGGTCCTTGGCGACAGCATCGCCTATAATAACACCGACACAAACTTCGGCGATGGCGGCGAGGTCGGACAGGATAGCCGCACGCTGATCGGCGGGGCGTGGGTGCGGCGATCGTTCAAGAAGGCGGGCCGTTTGCTTGGCTCCGAAATCCCCCTCGCCATGTCGGCTCGCGCTTCCGCTGTACTAGCGAATGTCGGGACGGCACGGCGGGCGATCTATCCCTATACCTCCGTTCTCATTTTCCAGATCGGTACGAACGATATCGTCGGCGGCGGGAAGACTGCGGCGCAGCTCGACGCTTTGGTCGAGGCTGAGATCGTGCTCTACAAGGCCGCTTTCAGCGCCGCGAACCCGCTGATCACCCCAAAGGCCATCGTCTGCACGCTGATACCGCGCCAGTCCACCCCGACCGGGACGACAAGCAACGCCGAACTGATCGAGTATAACCGCCGCGTAAGACATGGCGAAATCACAGGCGCGGACGGCTATCTCGATCCGAACGCATTTGTTGCGAGCCTGTCCGATGAAAGCATCTGGCTCGATGGCGCGACCGACTCTGCCGATGGCACGCACCCGACCACAACGGGTCACTTCAAAATCAGCGAAGGTGTTTATCCGACACTGATGCTGGCGCAGCCCTGGCTAACGTTCCTGCCATGATCGCGATCATATCGTGAGACTCCTTTCCCCCGATCTATCCCAGGACGCGAGAAGGGATATCGAAGCAGCGATTAGGGAACGAAGGGATAACCCGCTTGGTCTCGTCGAATATGCGACGGCCGACTTACCGGATGCAACGGATCTTCGATATACTCACTCTCTCGTTTGGGACACGACCGTCAACCGGGCCAAGTTCTCGAACGGGACAGACTGGAACACGATAGCCCTCTCGGACACGGCGAATACCTTCACGGGCACGCAGACCTTCCTCGGCGCCATCCTCGGCAAAAGCTCGATCAAGTCGGACAGCCCCACGGCCGGGATAGGATATGCGACGGGGGCGGGCGGAACGGTCACGCAGATCACCAGCAAGAATACCAACGTCACGCTAGACAAGATCTGCGGACAGATCACAACGCATAATCAGAACCTTGCTGGCGGTGGGACAGGGAATTTCGTCTGTTTTAATTCCACGGTTGCGCTTGGCGACCAGGTGCTTTTGGCCGTCGTTTCCGGCGAAGTAACGGGTGGTGCCACCTCCGCGCGCGCTTGCAACGTAGGTGCTGGAGCTTTCCGCATAATCATCAAGAACGAGACCGGCGGGGCACTCGCTGAGACGCTGGTGCTTGGCTTTGTGGTCATCAAAGGGGTCACTTCCTAATGACATCGACTTACACCCCTCTCAACCGGCTCACGTTGCAGGCCCCAGGGGAGAACAACAACAGCTGGGGCACGATCCTCAACGATAACACCATAGCCATGGCCGACGAGGCGATGGACGGTGTCACCGCCTTCACGCTTTCGACCACGAAAACACTCTCGACCGCCAATGGTACGACCGACGAATCCCGTCCCCGTGCCATCAATATCACGTCGGGAACTGGTGGAACTGTCACCATCCCGAACGTCAAGAAGAACTATCTGGTTCGCAATGCCACCTCTGGCGATGTCATCTTCACGACCGGATCGGGAACTACCGCAACGCTGAAAACCGGAGAGGTATGCTGGATTCTCTCGGTCGGCGGGAATGTCGTCTACAAGTCCAATCCGATCATCAATGGTGCCAACTGGCTGGGGACCGATCTTGCGGTAGCGGACGGCGGGACCGGGGCGTCCACCGCAGCGGCTGCCCGGTCGAATCTCGGACTAGTACAGGGCTGGGTATTCTTCGCAGCCGGCGATCTCAGCGGCACCAAGCCAGTGGCGGCGGGCGTCGCGCCTTATTCGTTCACGATCACCCAAGCCAATTGCGTCGTCAAGGCGTTCACCGCAGCCACAGCCTCTACCGTCTTCACGATCAAGGGCGGCGCGGCCGGGTCAACCACGCTCGGCACCGCGACGTTCGCGATTGGGGGCACTACGGCAACAGTTGCAATCAGCAACTCGACCGTGACGGCGGGCGATCTGCTCAACCTCATCCCGCCTGCGTCAGCGGATGCCACGCTCGACCATGTCGTTGGGAAGATCGTCGAATGACGTTCCCCAGCGTCGTCGCCGCGACCGGGTATGTCCAAAGTTCCGACACGACGAGCTGGGCGGTCTACACTGGAGTCAACGTCAACCACGGGTCTATTCTCATCGTCTCCGCAGCTGGCCTCCCAACGCTTAGCACGGCCAGTTCAGGCTGGTCGAAGCTCGGCCAGCAAAACCACGACGATCTGGGGATCGATGACGATATCGCATCGGCGGTCTTTTATAAAACGGCGGATACGGCCAGCGATTCATTCACTCTCGATTCCACCATCGCGAAGCAATTCTCGGCCGTCCTTATTCGCGTATCTGGCGGCGGCACTGTCTCGGGGTCGTCGTCAAGCACGTCCAATCCGCCCAACCATTCAATTGCATCCACGCGCGATGTTCTCTGGGTCACCGCAGTTTCCGCTGGCGGGACCGACATCGCAGCGGGCGCGCCATCGGGTTATAGCGGGCTTACGACCGCGCAGGGCTTCAGTGACGGCGTATCGACGAGCATCGGATATAAGACAGCGACGGCATCATCCGACAATCCGGGGTTATTCTCCGGCATAATCGCTAACGGCGTCGCCTCCTGGACCATCGCGCTTTATGCGTCGCGCAACCGCAGATCGAGCGGCTTTCTGTGAGGGTTCCATTCAGCCCCGCTCCGGGCATCATATCGGACGATACCGACTTTGCCGAGGAAGGGCTTTACAACGACGGCAACAATATGCGGCCGTGGCGCGGCAAGATGCAGACGATTGGGTCGTGGCAGACGGCCTTTTCATCGACGCTGACCGGAGTATGCCGCAACGTCCTGCTCTGGACCGATACGGCCGGCAATGCAGTGACGGCGTTCGGGACGCACAGCAAATTGCAGGTCTATTTCGCGGGCGCATTGTCGGACATCACGCCGTCAGGGCTTACCGCTGGCTCCATCGATACCGCAGGCGATGCTCCGGGCTATGGGTCCGGTTCCTATGGCATGGGGACTTATTCGACGCCGGACAGCATCTTTTATGCCCGGACGTGGTCGCTCCAGACATGGGGGCAGACCTTGCTCGCCAACCCGAGGGGCGGGACGCTCTACCAATGGTCGAACAACCCCGCCGTGGTTGCTGCCGAGATCACGCAGGCACCCGACAATATCACGGCGATAGTGGTTACTCCCCAACGGCAGGTTCTGGCCCTTGGTTGCAATGAGGAAGGTTCGGGCACGTTCAACCCGCTCTGCATCCGGGGCTGCGATCTGGAAGATGTGGCCGACTGGACGACTGCGGCCGACAATAACGCATTCGAGCATATCCTGACCGGAGCCGGCAAGATCATCACTGGGCGCATGGTCGGGCCTTATGTCGTCGTCTGGACCGACACAGGGCTTTATATCGGCCAGTATCTGGGCAATCCGGGGCAGACCTACCGCTTCGATCCGGTCGCGGTGAATTGCGGGCTGGTCGGGCCGAATGCGGTCTGGGTCGACGGCATGACCTGCTATTGGGTTGCTCCTGATCTCCAATGGCGTATCTGGCAGCCGGGAGCCCAGCCGAACATCCTTGAATGCCCGATCCGGTCTGATTTCACCGACAATGTCGAACTGGCGCAAGCGGCAAAGATCGTCGCCTCAGGCATAGCTCAATATGGCGAGGTCTGGTTCTATTATCCCGACAGCCGCGATGGGATCGAGAACAGCCGCTACATGGCGCTCTCGACGCTGATTTCCTCCACTACGCCAAGGGCTTGGTTCCGGGGCCAGATCGCGCGGACAGCGGCGGTTGACGCGGGTGTTGCCATCTATCCGACAGCGGTGACGTATGACGGTATCGTTTACTCGCACGAACGGGGGCCGGGCAGTGTTTCATGGAGCCTGTCCACTGCCTACCAATATATCGGCAATGCCGAGAAGGTGCTTCAGATCCAGGGCATGATCCCCGATTTCGAGGATCAGTCCGGCGATGTCAGTCTGTCGATGACTGCACGACGTGAGCCGCAGCAGACGGCAACTTCGCACGGGCCTTATCTGTTCGCCGAGGGGCAACGAAAGAAGGATTTCCGGGTCTCGGCCAATATCCTCGCATTGCAATGGTCGGGGACTGGATACGTCCGGTTTGGGAAGCCCGTTTTCGACGCGAAAGAGCTCGGCCGGCGATGAACAACCTCAACGAATATCTGAGGTTTCGCGACAAGTTCAAGGAATTGATCGAGACCGATCGCATGTACACGATCCGGGAACTGGATCACGAAATCGCCGCAGGGGACGTGCAATTCTGGAGCTGCGACAACAGCGCAATGGTGACGCGGATTGTCCATCACGACGGCGCCGACAGGATTGGGCAAGCCGATTGGGTGGTTGGGGACATTGACGAAATCGTCGCTGAACTGATCCCTCAGGCCGAGACCGGGTTCTGGAAGGCCGGTTGCGCGCGGATCATGTTCGAGGGCCGGCTGGGCTGGAAGCGCATCCTGAAAGGCCATGGCTACAGGGACTACAGCGTGACGTTGATTAAGGACGCGGTATGAAAAGCAAGTCGAAGACGAAACCCATTGTCACGGACCCGATGAAGGGCAATCTGTTTGGCCCGGATGGGCTCTCGCAGAAGATTGCTGACTTCGGTAAAACAGACCCCACTCAATATGTCGCACCGGCTTCCGCATTGCAGCAGCAGGCGTTCGGGTCGGTCGGAAACCTCGGCGCCGGACAGGCCGCGCAGACCAGCGCGCTGGACATGGCGAAAGCAGCTGGGGCCCTTCCAGCTCCAACGGCTACGGCAACCAACGCCAACGCATTCACCTACAATGCGCCGCAGCTCGGAAATGCGTCACTGGCGGGTCAAACCAATATCGGCCCCGCTGTCCATGCCGGTTATGCCTCAATCCTCGATAACGGCGGCGTGTCCAAATATATGGACCCGGAGATTCAGGCGCTCGTCGATGCCACTATGTCGAGCTACGATGCGCAGACCGGACGACAGCGCGCCGCGATGGAAGCGGGGGCGGCAGGTTCGGGAGCGTTTGGCGGCTCTCGCTACGGCATCCAGGCGGGGCAGTTCGACGCCGAATCCGGCCGGAACCGGGCACTGACCGAAGCTGAGCTTCGCGCCAAGGCTTATTCCGACGCTCTCGGTGCGGCCGGGGTGGACGCGGGGTTCCGGCAGCAGACCGGCCTTGTGAACGCGGGTGCAGACAACAGCTTCAAACAGGCACAGGCGGAACTTGCCCAGCAGGTCGCACTAGCCAATGCCGGGTTCAAGAACGACTTCGCGCTTCAGCAAGCGCAGATGAAGATGCAGGCGGCAAGGGATGCCGCAGCGGCACAGCAGCAGACCAGCATCTTCAATGCCGGACAGGCGACGGACGTATCGAAGACCAATGCACAGCTTGCCCAGCAGCAGGCCGCACAGGCGCTCCAGGCCGCCGGGTTGGTGTCGAACATCGGCACCGCACAGGATACCGGCGCTAGGGCCGATCTCGGGCTTACAGCGGCGCTTGGCGAGCAGCAGAGAGGGATTACATCCGAGCAACTAAATGCCGTCCCGACACAGTTGCAGATGATGGCCCAGCTTTATGGGGCAATTCCTCCCTCTGCCTACATCGGCAGCAAATCGAGCAGCACGGCGGCGCTTGGACCCATCCTCGGCAATATCGCGGCGGCCGGGGCTTCCGCGATGAAATTCTCCGACCGCAGGCTGAAGACCAATATCCGCCGGATCGGAAGCCGTGGTCCATTGGGCTGGTACGCCTTTGATTATGCGTGGGGTGAGTCGGGCGAAGGGGTGATGGCCGACGAGGTCGCTATCCACGCACCACATGCGCTGGGGCCGGTGATCGGCGGGTATCAGACAGTCGACTATTCGAGGATCTAGGGGATGGCGAGCTTTTGGGATTTTCAACAGCCGGGCGGTTTGTGGGGCGCCCCTGAACAGCCCCCGCTCAACGGCGGCTACGGCGGCGGTGTTGCCGACCAGATGACCGCGATCAACTCCGCTTTGCAGCAGAACGCCGCTTTGCCGCCTCCTCAACCAGGGTTCGCGGGCAAGGGCGGAACCCTCTGGGATATCATCGGCGCAATCGGTGACGGCTTTGGGGGGAAGGGTATCTATACCGATGCCATGCAGCAGAACCGTCAGATCGAGGCGGATCAGGCGAAGTACGAACAGCGCCGCCAGCAGGAGATGGCCGATTGGCAGGCGAAACAGGAATATGAGCGTGCCAATAAGGACAACACGCCAGATTGGGAACAGACTGCCAAATGGCTCGAAGGCCAAGGGCGCACTCAGGAAGCTGCCGACATTCGCGCCAAGGCGACGATGGTCAGCACGATACAGAATAACCCGGCAACCGGCGAGTCTCGCTTCGTTTACGCTCACCCGTCGCAGCTTAGCGGAGGCGCGGACATTCCTGTCGTTTCATCCGCAGCGGATGCCGCGAAACTACCGCCCGGTTCATCGTTCCGACCCTATCCCGGTGGCCCCGTCAAGAAAGTACCAGGAGGTGCCGGCCCCGCAGGGGGTTCGGGCGGCTTTCAATTTTGACCGACTATCCGGCGCGGTGATGCAGCAGGAAAGCGGCGGTAAACCCGGCGCTGTAGGCCCGCAGACGCCCTACGGACGCGCATATGGCAACATGCAGGTGCAAGACGGCACCGGACAGCAAATGGCCCAGAAATTAGGCTTGCCGTGGCGTCCCGAACTGATGCGGGCAAAGACGCCGGAAGCGGCCCAATATCAGTCTGCGTTGGGTAACGCCTATCTGCAAGAGGGCGTGGACAAGACCGGGTCGCTCCGAGGCGGTCTGATGTATTATCACGGAGGCCCGAACCGGAAACTCTGGGGGCCGAAAACCAATCGCTACGCTGATGAAGTGCTGCGCCGGTACGGGAGCAACTAATGCAAAAGAACTGGTGGGACGCCTTCCCCGATGGCGAGGATCAGCAGGCGGGGATCGTTACGAAACCGGCTGATCCGACTTTGCCGTATAAGGTGCCGACTGCTGAAGCGGATCTGACGGGGAAGGTCTTGGACAACCGCAAGGCTGCTGCCGAGGCCCCTTATGCGCCAGTTGTCGCCAAGGCCGATGCTGACAAAGCGGTCGCAGATGCCGCGGAGGCCCGCCGAAAACTTGAGATGGGGCCGCAGTTCAACGAGTATCAAAGCAAGTCGACGGCGTTTCTGCGCCGTGCGCTTGGATCGAACATCGACTTTGAGGGGCTTGATTTGGGGCCGCGATCCTACGTCGGACAAAAGATGCATGAGAACGCGCCGGATGTTCTGAACCAGCTTCCGGCCTTCGTCGGGAACAGTCCTGATCGCCAACGCTTCGACACGACGCAAGACGAGTTTGTTGCGGCTACGCTACGGCAGGATTCTGGTGCGGCGATCCCTCCCGAGGAACTGGTGCGTCAGAAGCAAATCTATTTCCCGCAGCCCGGCGAAACCGATCCGACTATCATCGCTCAGAAGCGTGAAGCTCGTCGCCGGGCCATCATGGGCCTTATGGACAGCGCGGGGCCTGCCGTTCCTGGCGATCTTAAGCAGAAAGCTGGCGATTGGCTGAAGGCGTTCGATCAACCAGCTGGAGTGATGCCGAGCAACTTTGATCTCGGCAGCCAGCCCGGTAGCCGAATTACCCAAGGCCCGCTCGGGCCGATCGATATTACCGACGATACGCCTGACCCCAGCCTTTTACAGCAAGCCGGTAAAAGCCTGCTCAATGTCGGTGCTGGCATCGGAGAGGGATTAACGGCGCTGCCCGACATGGCGGCGAAGGGTATGGGCCAGGCGATGGGCTTTGGCGCCGATGCGCTCGGCTTTCCGAACGCGGCTGACGCTCTACGTAATACGCCGCAAATCGGTGACATGATCCGCAATCAAGTTCCAGTTCCGCAAGACTGGAACAACTGGGGCGCGCGGCAGGCCGCGAGACTTGAAGGCGGCGCTCTCGGGTTCCCTGCAAAATTGAGCAACATGATAACCGAAGGCATCGTCGGGAAGGTGCCCCCACCACCGCCAGCCGCCTTTCGACCACCGCCGCCCTCAGTCATTCGCGACGCAGACAGCTTGGGAATCCAGCCGACGGCTTCCGCAGTCGGAGGTCCGGTAAGCAAACTTCTCACTTCGCTTTCGGCTCAGACAATCGGCGGCGCGCGCCCTGTTGTTGCTGGTGCTCAACGCATGGTTGCACAGGGTAAAGATGCGCTTCGAAATATCGCCACCGGGCAGGGAGAAATACAGAACGCGGAAGCGGCTGGCCAAACAGCAACGCGAGGTGCGCTCAATTATCGCGACGCCAGTAGGGATGCCATCGGACGGATTTACGACCAAGCCGACAAGCTATCTGCTGGCGCGCGCGTCAATCCAGATCGAGCTGTAGCCCAGCTAGACGCGAACCTTGCTGAACTTTCACAGGTGCCGATGGGTAGTGACGCAGCCAATTATCTATCGTCGTTGAAGGACGAGCTTGTTCAACGCTTCCCGCAAGGCGTCACGATTCAAGGGCTTCGCGGCCTACGCACCCAACTCCGCGACAAGTTCTATAAGGATGGATTGCGCGGCTCTGACATTGAGCGCCGGGTTAACGGGATTGTGGACACGATCAGCCAGGACATCGAGCAGACGCTTATCCAGTCCGGCAAGGGCAAGGCGGCACAGCTTTATCGCCAAGCCGATCAGGCATGGTCACAGCGTGCGAAGATGATTGATGACGTGATTATGCCGATCATCGGGCGGAAGGGCGAGAAATCCGGGGAGCAGGTCACAGATGCGCTTCAAGCGGCAACGAGGGGCAATGGCGCGCGATTTGCGCAGTTCGTCAAGGCGCTCCCTGAGGAAGAAGGCGGGCAAGTCCGCGCGTCGCTCATCAATGCTCTTGGGAGGGCAACATCTGGCGCACAGGACGCGAGCGGGGAGGCTTTCTCATTCGGAACATTGCTCACCAATTGGAGCAAGTTGACGCCCACGGCCAAGCACGCCCTATTCGCGCCCGGTGATCGGGAGGCTATGGACAGCCTTATCCGTGTTTCGTCCCATGTGAAGGACGCGGCGCGCTACGCAAATCACTCAAACTCGGGTGGTATTTTCCTTAACGGCATTACCGGGCTAATTGCTACGCAGGATCTGACGGCCGGCCTTGCAACCCAAGGTTCATTCTATGCAATAGGAAAGGCGTTATCGACACCGGGTGTCGCTCGCGTTGTGGCCACCCTGGGGAAATCAAGGACCCCGCAGCAGGCTCGCGCGGTCGTCGGCCAGTTGCAGCGCATAGCCACCCAAAATCCAGCCGCCGCGAATGACGTTCTTGAGCTGCAAAAAAGGCTGCTCGCCGGCTTCCAGTCGTCACCAACCGTCAGTGCGGCGGCTCAGGATCAAGGCAATCAGGTTCGGTAGATAGTACCAAACAAGGGGCAGCAACAGCCACAGCTTCCAAGTCCGCAAGGGGGTGATCCAGGCCCTCAATCACGTTTCCTGCGAAAGTGCAGAAACACAGGAATCAGCCCAACGCCGATGACAACCACCCAAGGCAAAAACCTGATCCAGTTCACTAATCCACCCCCGCGCAAGCCGGCGCACGGTGCGTAACACAAACTCGAAAGGACCTGATATGAATTTCTTCGGCCAAGGCTGGCAGGGGCAGCAGCCCATGGGCCAGAATCCACAGTTCCAGGTCAACGGCCAACAGCAGCAGGCCCCGGCGCAGATGCCCCCGCAGCAGGGCCAATTCCCGATGATGGGCGGTCTATGGGGTCACTCTCCGATGTTCGGTGGAATGGGTCAGGGCGGCGGCGATGCCTTCCAGGGACATCACAGACAACAACCCAGCTACTTCGCCGGCAACAGCGGTCAGGCAGCGCCAATGGCACCGCAAGGGCTGTGGGGCGGCATGCATCGGTTTGGACAGTGACCTCCAATCGCCTCACACCAAGGGAAGCGCAAATGCGTCAGGTGACTTTCTGTGTCAGAAGCTAGCATGGACGCCGATGCAAGGGTCGCCCTCGCAGAAATTCGCGGTGACGTGAAACTGATCCTGGCTGGGCAGGACAGGACCAACAATGACGTTCGAGACCTCCGTGCCGCACAGCTACTTCACGCTAACAGGATAGGCGTTCTGGAGGCTTCAAAGCTTCTGAGCGACGGCGAGCGGAAGGGTGTTGCCGGGACAGTCAAGGTTCTCTGGGCATTCGGCGGCGTCGTTATCACCGCGATCATCGCAGCTCTGTTGAGACACTTCGGGGCGTGAACGAACCATTCGACGCCCTGGAAGCGGGGAAGCTCGGAATAGCTAGAATTTACGATGAAGTAGCCCAGCAACTGCGGGAGCGATCTGTGTGGCAGTCAAAGTCTCAGACGAAGAACGCCAACGAAGGCTTATGGCCCGAGAGGCATTTCCGGGAAGCCATGAGGCCGCTGCAAGATCGCTCGGGATCTCATCAAGCACCTACAAGTCGTGGCTTGCAAAGGAAGGGCTGAGTGACTTCATTGTCACTGGGAGATCAACGCTCCGGGATTCGTCCGGTTCCGTTGTCATGGAGTGGGAAAAGACCTCACTCGACAGGGACCGGGAAGATGAGGCGAGGCAGGCCGCATTTGAGGCACTGGCAAGCGAATTGCCACGGTTGCCGCCAACTGGAAAGAATAAGGGCTCAACCTTTATAGACCTCTGCACGGTCTACACCCTTACCGACGCGCATATCGGTATGTTGGCTTGGCACCGTGAGGGCGGGGCGGATTGGGACCTTACCATTGCCGAGCAAACAATCGTCGGATGCTTCGAAGAGGCTATCAGGGGAACGCCTGCATCCGCTCTGGCGATCCTGAACCAACTCGGGGACCTATTGCATTATGATGGCTTGTCGGCCGTCACACCGACGAGCGGGCACATCCTGGATGCGGATGGGCGCTTTACCAAAATGGTGGAAGTCGCCGTAAGGGTCCTGCGCCGCGTGATCGACATGCTGCTTGCCAAGCATGAACGGGTTCACCTCGTTCTGGCAGAAGGCAACCACGACATGGCGTCCAGCGTGTGGCTGCGAACCATGTTCAAAGCATTGTATGAGAAAGAGCCAAGAATAACCGTGGATGATTCCGCGTTGCCGTATTACGTCTATCGCCACGGTGAAACTCTCTTAGCATTTCATCACTCGCATCTCAAGAAAAATGCTCAACTTCCGTTGCTAATTGCGGCACAATTTGCTAGTGATTGGGGGCTGACAAAGCGCCGCTACATCCACACCGGGAACCTCCATCATGTCGAGGAAAAAGAGCATTGCGGCGCTACTGTCATCCAACACCCGACGCTCGCTGCCAGAGACGCCTACGCTGCGCGCGGCGGTTGGTTCGCTGATCGCTCCATGTCCGCAATCACGTATCATAGCGGATTTGGGCAAGTGGGACGGGTAACGGTCTGTCCGGAAATGATTGCAGCGTGAGCCACACTTTCCTTGCGGACGAGCTGAGCACAGATCCTAGGACGCTCTCTCGCCCCGACTGGATAGTCGCTTACGTAAGACAAAACCTAGTTCTCCTCGACCGCATAATGAGCGGCGGAGACATAGCCCAGAACGCCAGCGACATTGAGGCGCTTGGCAGGGTTTGCGCGCACCGCACCTAACGGGGATCAATCATGAACATCAGCCAAAAGGGCTTGGACCTCCTCAAGATGTTCGAGGGCCTGCGCCTTGACGCCTACAGATGCCCCGCTGGGGTTCTCACGATCGGTTACGGCTCAACGGGTTCGCATGTGAAGGCCGGAATGGTCATTGACGAAGCAGAGGCCGACAGGCTGCTACGCGGGGACGTGGGCCGGTTCGAGGATGGCGTAAACGCTATCGTGGGGAGGTGCACCCAGGGGCAGTTTGACGCGCTGGTATCGTTTGCGTTCAACCTCGGCCTAGGCGCCCTCATGTCCTCGACGCTGCTGAAGCGGCACAAGGCAGGGGACTTCGCCCGAGCCGGCGACGAATTTCTGCGTTGGACCCGGGGCGGGGGCAGGGTTCTTCCCGGGCTCGTCAAACGGCGTGCCGCCGAACGCGACTTATATCTCTCGTGAGCGTCCCTGGGTGGCCCCCTAGGGACTGGCGGGCATTGATAGCGCTCCTAGCCTCGATCGCTGGCTCTGCGGTCCTGACGGGCCTTCTGGCGTGGATCATCTACCTGTTTCAAATCTGGGTTCGCGCCGATCCGCTCGCAAACATCGCATACGGCCTTTTGGCGATCATCGGAGCCGTACTGTTGTCGCTGGGCCTCGCGATCAACCGCCGCACCCTGAAGCTATCGCGCGACGGGTTCGAGGCATCGGGCGGGGATGAGGCCACGGTCGCTGCCGCTGAACAAGTCGCAGGCGCTGCACAGGATGCAGCTCAGGACGTGAAGAACAACCTTTAATCGGGGGATATGGAATGAAAGCGGTGTTTGCTGCATTGGTGGCGCTTGTCTTTCTTACATCCGCATCGCCGGAGCATCGCCAGGGCATCGCCGGAGCACCGCCGGAACCCCACACGCTGGCCCGTCTGATCGAGTGCCCCATAGACGCACACACAATGTTGGTCGGCTCCGGGTCGTACATCGGACCTAATGTCCTGCTTACGGCGGCGCATGTAGCTGCGGGGCATGAGTGCTACGTCGACGGCGAACCCACTAAGCTCATCTACGTCAACACGAAGCAGGACATAGCGGTCCTACAGACGGAATCGCGTGTTCCGAGGTGGCTTCCTCTCGATTGCGGAAAGCCACGTAAGGGACGGATAGTCTCGGTCTATGGCTATCCAAGGGGTGAGAGACTTGAACTGAGGGTCTTTCTTGCAACGGGGAAGTTCGTCCCAGAAGGCGAGTTTGCCGGGATGGCGATCTTCGGAGGCGCTGCGACGGCGGGGCAGTCGGGTTCTGCGATACTCTATAATGGGCGGGTAATTGGTGTTCTGGATGCGGGGAGCCAGTCTGAAATGCTCGGGCGGCTAATCCGAGGGACTTACCTCTGTAAGTAAGGTCGCGGGACGCCAATGCGTCGGGCCGCCACCAAGGCCGTCATCGTTCCAGGTGTAGGTGCCGCTAGGGTGCGTCCACATGCCGACGGCGCCTGGGAATAATCCGTTCCGCTGAATGTGCGCCCATCGCATCGGGTGGATCTCAAATATCTCACCGTCGCATTCGAACGCGGTTAGTTCAATAATTTCCCCGGAATGGGGCGCTGTTTCGATTGGCTGCCACATCACCAGGCATTAGCACGATTTTCCTTGCCAAACAAGGCCCATAATCTATGCAATTTCTAGCAATTCTCCGCTTCTGGCGTGAGGCTGCGATAGGCGCTCTCGTCATCGTCGCTGGCCTCCTGTGGCTGAACGGCAAGGCGGAATCCGCTCGCGCCGCGAAGTGGCAGACGCGCTCGATCGAAACACAGGCTGCGCTCGACACGGAACGCCAAGCAGTTCGTGACAAGACCGCTCTGGCAAAGGCTCAAGACGCAGCCAACGCCGCCCGCGTCGAATCCAACCAGAAAACAGTATCACTCGAAACACTGGAGAAGTACCGTGCGGATATTGCTGATTTGCAGCGTCGCTATACAAATCTGCGCCTGCACCCAGGAACGGCCAAAACCGCTTCCGGTCGTAGCGGAGGAACGGCAGTGCCCGAAGTTCCCAACACCCCCGGCGGAACTAATCCAGCCTCCGCGCCCGATTCACTTGCCTGCGCTCTGAACACTGTTCAGCTTGGCAGGCTCATTGATTGGGTAACTGGTCAACAGTCCATCAACCGATCAGCCACACCACCACAATAAACACTAACGATAAAGCTATAATGGTATGGGTGACACCGCGAGCGAACGTCACTGCACCGATTCTCCGAAATCTTCCCGCTCCAACAGGCAAACCATAGCCTCCATGATCTGCTCTGCATCCTCTTTCGGCCCGAGGTTCACAGCACCACCCGGCCGGATCAGCCAGACACCATCTTCCTTTATGTCGAAGCGATAGGGGTTATCCACGGGCGCGTTCCTTGGCCAATGCGAGAGACCGTTTGTACGCGATGCGGCCGAGAGAGATAAGCACGGTTCGGTCGACGCGATAGCTCAGACTCGCCTGGGCAAACTCGGCAAGCTCTCTGCCCAATTCCAGCGCCTCCTCATCACTCAGCGGCTTATAGTCCATTGGTCGGTCCTGGTTAGAGGTGGACAGCGGCGAGCAAGATTTCGACGAGGTGTTCGTTGTGCCGCTCCAGCTCATCGATCGTAGCCCGTTGACCGGGCAGCCAGTCGGGCAGGAGAAGCATCGCCAAGTCAGTCTGCTTCGTGAAGCACATCCAGCTTTCCTGATCCTTGCGCCGGAAACGCTCGAACCAAAGATCGACGATGCGCATTTCGTAAAACTTCGGCGGCACCTCGGAATCGCGCATCAGTACAGTCGGAGGCGGAGACGGCACAGTCACCCTCCAATGCCTCCCGCGCCGCTCGATGTCCTTCCAGCCAACGCCGCGCAGATTGACGACCGTGATCGGCTCTAGCGTCTCGTCGTCATAGATTACGAATCTCATTCCCTCTCCCCTTGCGCGAAACCATATCCTACCACAGCAGACTACTCGACGGTCAGGCAGTCCAATGGGAGCCGCTGATTCCTGAACAGCACGACCTCATCGGTCCCGCTGTCATATCCTAGCGCGATGCCGTGCACGTCGCCATTCCTGACCCACAGCAAGCGGTTCTCACGCTTGGCCTCATTCATGGCGGTGCGAAATTCTTCCTGCGTCATAGCTTCTCCTTTACCACGGCTCCATGACCCCACCGAATCGCATCACCGAGCAAGAACTCGTCGCCAAAATCCAAATGGCCCTGCACCTTATGCGCGGCAAGCATAGGCCCAAGCCCGAGGACCATCTGTTCATCGCCAACCAGATCGCAAGGCAGCTGCGGCTTTCGTGCGATATATATCCGAGGAGGGCGCCTAAGCATTAAGGGGTGGCTACGGAGCGCGATCGGGCCTGATCCCGAGCAGCATTGAGCCTCGCCATCGCTGCATCTGATCCGCCCGTATCGGGATGCGCCTCACGCGCCTTACGACGATAGGCCGCGTCAACATCATCCAGCGACGCGCCCTCGATCACGCCAAGCACCTGCCACCATTGTTCAGGCGCTGGCAGGGCCTCAAAGCCGGTAAAGGCGCGCTCCATGAGGTCCGTCGAGCCCCACCGCTCAATGCCTCGCAAAGCATCGATCGTCTTAGTGATCGCCCGCATGTTGTGCTCGATCCGGTCCCAACGATCGCAGGCGAACACCATCTGCTTATCGCGGCGCATGAAGTAGACCGCGACTCCACAATCGACGATAGGGCGCTGCTTCGAGTATGGCAGCCCGTCGTTCCGCAATTCGAGGTTGGTCGAAACCACCGGAAGGCGGCCGTGCATCCGCTCGATTTCCCAGATAAGCTCCTTCGCGGCACGATGGATCGTCACGTCGCCGAAGGCCGACCGCGCGGGGCGTTTCGTTCGCGGGATGCCTGCCGGCCATTGGAGGGGGTAGGCTTCGGTCATGTTGTTTTTCCTGCTAGCCAAAAGTCTCGGGACCCGCAGATTTCCGCGCCCGTTGTCGGGTATTGCAATTTGGCTACCTTGCTGTTTTCATTGATTTGCGTCATTCCTTCCGGGCGCGCCAAATATTGTTTATCGCCGGGAAGCTCGGGTCAGCCAGCTGATCACGCGCACACAAACCGGGTACTCCCGCCATGATCCTGATCGGCCAATATGACAGCCCGTTCGTCCGCCGCGTCGCCGTCGCGATGAACCTCTATGGCCTGGCGTACGAGCATTGGCCCTGG